ACTAAGAACAATGAATCCACCAGAACTAGCCGCCAAAGAAGCAGAGTTTAAAAATAAGATAGATGCACAAGAATCAACAATCAAAGAATTACAAAAAGTAAAAGATGAAATCATTGAAAAAACCATACCATTGTTGCAGGAAAAAGCGGCAGAAGAAAGACTAGCACAAGGTGACAGAGCCAATCTTATAAGTGGTGACAGATATCTTACACAAAGTGAATTGTTTGGAAGAAGTAAACTTGATGACAATAAAAGTCACCCTGTAAGTTTTGATATTGCAAATGTAAACAGTAAAGCTACCAATGGACCAGATGAAAATGACACAAGCGGTGCTGTTTTCCTTGGAGCTGTAGAACTCAATCTAAACAGTATGGGTGATTTAGTGCAACAGCAAATTAATATCAAAGGAGATCCTTATTGGCTTGGTAGACCTAAAAGTAGAAAAGCTACATTGTTTGGTGCAAACTATTCCAGAGGTGGGGTAAGTTATTTTTTAAATCTTAACTTCCCGACATATCCAAATCAAGACACAGGTTTGATGCAAATACCAGAAGCAAACTTTGGTATAGTAGGCGCCTATCGGGTGCATACTGTAGTTGCTAGATACCAAGATGGTCAATTTACTATGACGTTGCAATCCTACAGAGATATACAAACCAACGTTGGGTTGTTGTATGACCTATTGCAAAAAGGCTCAATGGAATTAGGAGAACCTACACAATTATCGCCAAACAAAATAGAAGATCAAGGTGAAGGTGACCAAGATGGCGAACTAGAACCATTTGGAGGCGCAGGTCCAACGATAATAAATCCTTTACCCGACGGTGATGCTACTGGAGTTGTTACCCAAAGTCAAGTTGGTTCAAGTAAAATTAGAAATCAACCTATTGCAAACGATTTAAATAGCATCCTAGCACAAGCTGGTGCGGCGGCTGGCTTAAATGTAAATGTTACCAGCGGAGGTCAACCCCCACTTGGTAGTGGAGGCAGAAGAACAGGAAGCACTAGGCATGACAATGGTCATGCGGCTGATGTGCAATTATCGTTGGCTAATGGAAGAACACTTAGTTTGAACAATCCAGCAGATGTACCTCTTATACAAAACTTTATAAGAGAAACAAAAAGATTTGGTGCTACAGGCATTGGTGCAGGAAATGGATACATGGGAGATAATACTTTTCATATTGATAATGCTAGTCAATACGGACAAGGTAATGCAGGTTTTTGGGGCGGACAGAAAGATGGCGGAACTTATCGTAGTAGGAATGCTCCCAAATGGTTAAGAGATATATTTACAGTATAGGAAAAAACAATGAGTAGATACAGTGGAGCTAATGAAACAAGTCGAGGAGTTCCAAAGTCACAATTTGACAAAACAAGAGGACTAACTGGAGTAGTAAAAAACTCCGGAATGTTTGTTGGAAAAGTAATTGAAACAGTTGATGATCGTTATGAAGGTTATTTGCATGTAGAAATTTTTGGACAAGGTTATATTGGGGAAACTGATAGCAAGGAAGAACGTGCAAATTATGTAAGAGTAAGACGAGGCAGTCCTTACGGAGGAAGTTATCAATTTGCAAATGCAACAAATAGCTATGGAATGAGTAGTCACCCACCAGCACCAGGCACATCAGTATTGGTTGCTTTTCCTGCTAATAGTAATACAGGAATAATGGTATGTGTACTACCTGATGTTACAAGAAACGCAAGTATTCCAACAGATCCTACATCTTTTGTAGATAGTGAAAACAATGCTATTGGACCTACATTAGATCCAAGTGTAAAGAAACAAACAGACAAAAATAAAAAACCAAGAGCTACTCCGCAAACAATTCAAAGTGAAGCAACAGATCAAAAAGACAAAATAAATGACAGTGAAATTACAAGTCAAGGTATTGGGTTGGACAGTATTAGAGGATTGAGTAGCAGTAGTCAGAGAAGAGAATCTCCCACACAGGTTTTTGGTTTTAACACACCCGGCGGACACCAGTTTGTTATGGATGATGGTACACTGCCTAACAGTGACACATGTTTGACTCCTGACAAAGAAAGAGAAGGTGGATTAAGCAAACTCACACGTTTTAGAAGTGCTGGCGGTGCTCAAATATTATTCCATGATGGTGCAGGAATTGTTTACATTATCAATCAAAACGGAAGCAGTTGGATTCAAATGGGCAGTGATGGCAAAATTGATGTATATTCTGAGAGTGATATTAGTATGCATACAGAAACTGATTTTAATTTTCACTGTGGTGGAGATTTTAACATAGATGCTGATAGTATAAACATGAAAGCCAGAGGAACAGACGGTGCTACTATCGAAACTGCAACTGGAGAATTTAATCTACATGCAAACAAAGATATAAAACTAACATCTGATCTAAACGGACACATCAAATGTAGTGGATTCATAAGAGAAACTGCAAGTCTGATTGATATGAATGGTCCTGAGGCAACAGCCGCTACCAAAACAACTGCAAATAATCTTACAGTGAATAGAACAGTAAAAGAAAGTATTACAGGCAGAGTACCTGAAGCAGAACCTTGGGGCGGACATGATGAGGAACAAGAAAACATTGCACAAGCCGCTAGTCCTGACAGTAATTTTTCCGCTACTGATATTGATATGGCTAGTATAATGAATAATCAGCAACCTACTCCAGAACAAACCACACAGCAAAAATCAAATGCAAGAGTTACTAATCCAAGAGGTCCGAGATGACAACTACAGTAGAAGCAAGATTTACAAGAAACTGGAGTGACTTTACAGTAAAGGATCATACTGCCTATCATACAATGCTGAACATAGCAAATGTTACATCAAGCCAAAAAGCAATAGATTGTGCATTAGGTTTTTTTGCAAATTACAGTGGATTTGATACTACTGCATACGGAGAAGGCAAATATTCTACAGGATTAACTGAACAACAAGCGTTTGATTTGTGGAAAGATTCATATAACAAACAGGAATTGCTTGCAAAAAAACAATTATCATCCAATGGAATAACAACAATAAGTCAATCTGTTTATGATGCAATGATACTTTATCATTGGGCAACAGGTAAATTATTTGAAGTATTTCACGGAAAAGTAATTTATGAAATATTACCTGTGTTAAAACAAGGCAACTATAATACCCTAGCTGATATGATAATAAACAGCCAAATCAATAAAACACTGTGCATTAGAATTGCAACTATTTTGCGACTTGCAGATTATGGTAAAATTAAAACAAGGACATGGTATCGAAGTAATGGCGTATTTAAAATGCGTGATTTCAATGAAAAAGGTACGCTGAACAATGACCAATTGTCAAGAGCAAGATTTGCCTACTATGCAGAAACAGGAAATTTTTTGCCCAATACTCCGGAAGGACTGAGCAGAAAAATTGTTACAGACTATAACAATACCTTGGTTACACAAATTTTTACATTTGATGGAACAAACGTTTTTGATCTACTTGCTAATGCTAGTATGAGTCCAGTAGAAAAACTCTCAGTCACTATAAATGACAATATTCAACAGCATTTCTTTGATTTTACATTGGATGGATTTTCACTTACAATCACCAAAGCAATGAATACTGGTGATATTGTAAAAACAGTAGTTAAGATTTAACATAGTATTTAATTTTACCATAAATAATAGTATGGTAACCTACATCGGATATAGCACAATAGACAGTATAAGTGGTAGCAAAACATTAACAGATGTTAATATTGCCAAACGTGATTTATTAAATCATTTTTACACAAGACGTGGCGAAAGGGTAGGATTTCCTTTATTTGGAAGCATACTGCCAAATTTAGTCTTTGAACCATTGGATAGTGCAACAGAAAGAGAAGCATTAGATGATGTAAACAAAATTGTTAACAATGATCCACGTTGGCGAGTATTGGAAACACTGTTGAGTAAACCCGATGATCACACATTAGAAATTAAAGTTAGGTTAGAATACAACGACACAGGAACAGCAGAAGAACTGTTTTTGAGATTTATAGGTGAAGAATAATGGCACAAGGCGCAAGACAAGCTAGTTTATTTGCCGCAGAAGATTTTACAGTAGCATATGAAAGTTTTGCTCAAGCAAACTTACAAGCATATGATTTTGATACAATCAGAACTGCAATGGTAAATTATATTAGTACAAACTATCCAGAGAATTTTAATGATTATATTAATTCAAGTGAATTTATAGCACTTATTGAATTAATGGCATTCCTAGGACATAACCTAGCATTTAGAGCAGATCTTGGTCAAAGAGAAAACTACCTAAGTACAGCAGAACGTAGAGAAAGCGCCTTGCGTATTGCTGAATTTTTAGGTTATACTCCTACTAGAAATGTTGTTGCAAGTGGTTACTTAAAAATAGATACAGTTGAAACTAATGAACAAGTGTTTGATTCAAATGGCGTTAGTTTAGCAAATGTTAGCACTCAGTTTGAAGATGCAACAAATCCAACAAGCTATCAAAACTTTTTAACTATTATGAATTCAATATTTCAAAGCAGTAGTAAGTTTGGATCTCCTTTTGCTACATCAACTACAGGAACGATTATAAACGAAATTTATAGAACCAATAGTACCAATAATACAGCTACAAGAGAATTTACAAATAAAATAAATGGTGCTAGTGCTACATTTAGTTTGTACAGTGCAGGAGTTGACACTGCAACAAACGCACTTATAGAAAAGATTCCTAATCCTTATGGTGCAGTTGATTTGCTTTATAGAAATGACAACAGTGGATTTGGTTCACCAAACACAGGATTCTTTATTGGATTTAAACAAGGATCTCTATCATTTAAAGACTTTGAAATCAACAACGGATTGCCAAATCTTTCAATTGATATCAATGCAGACAATGTAGCCAACGGACAAATTTGGGTACAGAATGTTGACGAAGTTGGACAAGTACAAAAAACATGGACAAGAGTTGATAGATTGTTTGGTGCAAGTGCAATGTTCAACGCTAGACAAAATAAAATACGCGACATATATTCTGTTAGCAGTAGAGAGAATGACCAAGTTAGTATTGTATTCAGCGATGGTAATTTTGGTAATATTCCAAGGGGAATAATTAGAGTTTGGTACAGAACAGGACTTAACCAAACATACAGCTTAGTGCCTGATTCATTTAATCAAACTTCATTTAGTATTGATTATATTAGTTCTTCAGGTAACCTGCACACTGCTAAGTTTAAAGCAAGTTTAAAATCTATCGTTAGCAATGCAAGCGAAAGAGAGTCAGTAGCTAGTATTAAAGCCAATGCTCCTAGATTCTTTGCTACACAAGATAGAATGATCACAGCAGAAGATTATGCAATTACACCATTGACTGCTAGTGAAAATATAAGAAAAATTAAAAGTATAAACAGAGTACACAGTGGACACAGTAGATTTAGAGATATATATGATCCTACAGCAACCTACAGTGATGCAACACAATACAGTGATGACATTTATCTTTATGAACAAGGCACAACAAACAGAAGCGTGGTAAGTCTACCATCTAGTTTGACTGGTACACAAATATACGACAAGTATGTAAAACCTATGCTTGCTGATCCAGAAATATTTAATTTTTACTACAGCAGACAAGGTTGGTCTTCTACAACACATGATGCAAAATTTGACTTCAACAACACTAGTGACGGCATTACATTCTTTAATAGTAATGCTACTGAAACAAATGTTTTTAGATGGAATCAAATTACAAAAGGCAGTGATGGTTGTAGTGGATATTTTACTTACAATAGTATTGTACAACGTGTTGGTGACACAGCTACAAACAGTTTGAAAAAAGCTGATGTAAACGGACTTGTTGAATTTATTGATGCTCCTTACAAAATGGGATATATCAGTATTGCTACAGTAGTAAATGGAGGTAGTGGATACACAACTACACCTACAGTCACTATTACTGGAAAAGGAACTGGAGCAACAGCCGTTTGTACGGTAGCTAATGGTGCAGTTACTAGTGTTTCAATTACAGACAGTGGCAGTGGATATGATCAAAGCACAAATATTTCAATTACTGGTGGTGGAGGCACAGGTGCTCTTGTCAGAGGCACTATTATAGATGCAAAAACACAATGGGTAAAAGTTGATAGACTTTATAAAAATGGACTAGGTGATGATAACAGTGCAGGCAATCCAACAGGTATTGACAATACTGGCAAAGGTTCAATAGTTTTAAATGCAGTTGTCAGCAACGGAGCAAGAGTAAGAAGATTAGTGCCAAGATTGAGTACAGATTTAGATGCTACAACTAGAACAAATGTTATTAGTAAAATCAATAACAAAAATACTTTTGGTTTACGTTACAACGCAAGTTCACAGAAATGGATTATTATTGATAGTGCCAATCTTCCAGCCAATAGCACAACACTTAATTCAGTTGCAAACTGGAGTTTAGAACATGCAGGTGATGGAAGCAGTACTGGTATTGACAACAGCTGGATCATAAGATTAAATCATGGTACAACAGAATGGGAGATGTTGACTAGAAGAACGCAATATGTTATAGGAAGTGCTAACAAATTGAAGTTTACTAATTTAAATTTCAACAACACATTTAGTAGCGAAACAAGTAAACCTCTCAGAGATAATATAAAAATATTGAAGATTAATCCTAAGAGTGAATCTGATCCTAACCCACTAGGAAAAGATTATAAGTTTAATGCATATGGATACTTTACATATGCAGATGGCTATACAGATCCAAACAATATTAGAGTTACACTTGCTGATCCAGACAACGATGGTTATCCAAATGATCCTGAAGCATTCAGCAATATTGTGGGTAGTTCGACTATAAAGTTAGGTACAAAAACTGTAGATGGGTTTGACTATACAACAATAGACCCAGACACCGGAACAACAGTTGTAAGTGGAGTTGGTAATTTACACACACAATACAACAGAATAGCTGACTTGAATTCATTGATTGATCCTAGTACAACTAATATTATTGATACATATGTTCTATTGAACAGTTTCAACAATGAGTATAGGAATTGGGCATTACATGATGGTAGGGCAGAAACACAACCAAATCCTCCAACTATAAGTGAACTTACAGATACTTTTCAAAGTTTAAACACTAAAAAATCTATAAGCGACCAAGTGATTTATAGACCAGTAAAATATAAACTATTGTTTGGAGATCTAGCTAGTGGTGAACTACAAGCAACATTCAATGTTACAAAAACAAGCAACAGTACAATAAGTGATACAGAAGTCAAGCAGAGAGTAATTAGTCTTATCAATCAATATTTTAACATTGATAATTGGGACTTTGGAGAAGATTTTTACTTTACTGAAATGGCGGCTTATATTCATAATAACATGATTGGTGAGATAAGTCAAGTAACAATTTCAAGTGTAAGTAATCCAGCAGATGGTACAAGTTTATTTGAGATTTCAAGCAACAGTGATGAATTATTTTTACCACTAGTGAAACAAAATAACATTTCAGTACAAGGTTCGTCCAATGCTAACTTGACAACAATAGGCGAGAATCAAACTGGTAATATTACTACAAGTTCAGGAACATCAGGTGGTAGCGGCTCCGGCGGTGGCGGCGGTGGCGGCGGTGGAGGTTACTAATGAGTTACCATAACAATAATTCAAATTCTAGCAATTCAAATAACAATAGCAATAATAGTATGGCTAGTGGCGGCGAACGTAGTCCTAAAACAAAACTATCACCTAATATATCGAGACCAGGCGAAAGTTTAGAAAAAACAGGCTCTAATAGAGTAACGCAACTTTTACCTTCCATTCTTCAAACAACTGTAAACAAACAATTTTTTGATTCTACATTTGAACAATTACTTGCTAGTGGTAGTTTAGAAAGTATTAAACATTTTGTTGGAGAAACAACAGGAGATGATGTTAGAGATGCTGTACCAGCAGTGACTGATAATTATTTGCTGGATAACAGATCCAATGATCCGTATCAGTTTCAACCAGGAATGGTTACAAAGAGTGACGACAATGAGATAAGCACAGCACTTGCATATGATGATTTGATTAGAAGTTTTGATTATAATGAAGTTGACACAAACAACCATCATAAGTTTTTAGGTGAACTAGGATACACATTAGACTCACCAATAAACTATGATATGTTTATTAACTATCACAGATACTATTGGGTCTTAGATGTTCTCCCACCTTGTGAATTACAGTATACAAGTATTTTTGACATGGACACTGTTAATGGTGAAACATCATATACAACTCCTGTAATGAAAAATGGCAAAACACTAACACTTGAAAATGGAATGAGAATTAAACTTGCTCCGCACACTGTGGATAGGTTTACACAAACCAATAGTGCAAATGTAACTTTTACAGCAACAGTGCAAAATGGAGTAAACGATTCGTTGCAGGTTTATAAAAATAATGTAAGACAAACTGTTACAACAGATTATACATACAACGCAACAACTGGTGTTGTTACTTTTACAACTGCGCCAGCACTAAACGAAGAAGTAGAAATACACACATACTATTCTTATAGCACATCAGGAACTTATGAAAATGATGCAATTCTCATAGTTGATGGAGTTGGAGATCCAAATGGTATAGTGCTAACAACACAATTTAGTCCAGGACAATACGAAGGCAAGCAAGGCAAAAGAGTATGGTGTAATATTACAACATACAGTGCTCAAGAGCCAAGTGGATTTGATGCGGATCAATACAGTTTTGATTTTAGAAAATTTGATCTCAGAGAACATAGAATGACCACTAGAGATTATACTGTAGAGCAAAGACAGTCGCCTGATCAAAGTGCATGGAGTAGAAGTAATCTTTGGGTACACGAAGAAACAATCAAAAACGTTTTAATTTACCAAGCTGTAACAGATGATGTATATACGTTAGATCGTTATAGAGCAGTAAGACCAATCATTGAATACAAAACAAATCTAGAGAAATATAACTTTGGTAAAAAACATGTTGCAAATATTGACCATGCATTGGAAAGTGCTATAGACCCAGCAACTGATATAGTTGGTCAAACAAGTTATAACGTATTTCCAATTGGTTTTAATACTGAATGGCAAATAGGAAAAGGATACGACTTTGGAGAAAAAGTTAAAGTAACAAGTGGTGCAAGTCCTAATCTTGTAATTACATATTGGGAATGTGTAAAAGCACATGGCGAAGAACGCAAACCAACACATGGTGAAAACAGAGAATTCTGGGAACAAGTTACTCCTGTAGAATTAGAAAACAATGATTTAATTATATTTTTCAACACAACCAACAGTGCGTACACCAATAAAATATTTACAGCTACCGGAGTTGGTACAAGCATAGTACTAACAGAAACATATAACTTTGATGGTAGCAATGGTGCAACGCAATTAAACGCTGGTGAAAAAGTAGTTATTCTCAATGGTTATAATGTTACTGATAAAGTTTTAACTGGTGAAACTGTTTCAAACAGAGAAGCTCCACTAAGTGGTAGTGAAATATATTTTGATGGTACTACATGGATACAAAGTCAACAGAAAGAACATAGAAGTCAAGGTATGAAAGTACAGCTATATGACGTAAACCTAACAAAGTTAGACGATCAAGCTCAGTATCCGGAAAGCACTTTCAACGGTTCAACTATTTTTGATTTTGTACACAGTACTACCAGTGCTTATGATGATGCACTTGGATTTAACGCTGAATATGTTGATTATGGAAATACTCCAGGTTTGAATTTTGATGCACAGCTATTGAGTAAAAAATCCACATATGTGCAAAAAAGTAATGATGGTAGTAAAAATCAAATCAAAAACATATCAGGTCAATACTATTACAAAGATTTTGTAACTGGCAGATATTATAATGGATGGACAGCAGATAGATTCGGACAAGTTGTTAAAAAACGCATTAGAAAAGTTATTACTGATGCTACAAAACCTTTGCTAGTAGATGTTGGACATTCAAAAACAGTTTCGGATAGATACTACAATATATTCCAAGAAAGCGGAACACTCGCAGTAAGCACACAACCAACAGCATTGGTTGACGATGGTAGGGTTACGAGAGTTGGCGGTAAGTTGCCAACATTGTTTTTCTTCAATGATAACACCTATACAATCTCAACACACTTTCCTCAAGCAGAAATAGAGTTTGTGAACATGGATGGATCTCCAGTTGGTGCTGGTATAACAAGAACAGCAGGCAGTGGAAATACATTTAGTATAGTAATTGCAACACCTACTGTCAACAGTATAAAATACAGATTAGTATCTGATCCAGCAAAGTTTGGTGTAATATTCTTTACTACAAATGCAAATGAAACAAACGTTGAAGTAAGGAAAAACGGTGATATATTTACAAACTTTACACATGTAAATGATATTGTAACAATTAACAGTGGGCTAATATTAGACGACATTTATGAATTTGTGTTCAAATCAGATACAAATTATAGTGCTACAGGAGAAGGTAATTTTGAAGTTGCTAGCACACAACTTAGTAATCCACTTAATCAAAACTTTGAAAAAGTCAGCTATGGAGATTTAATCAGACACTTGACTTCACAAATGAAAGCAAATCCGTTGTTCAGCGGTTCTTTGCATGGCACAAACAATTATAGAAACATTGTGCAAACACATGATACAGGTGGATTAATAAAACAACAACCATACAGTACGGAACTAGCAAATCAATTATTAGTGGATAACAATACAAATCCATATAGTGCTTTGCAATTTACAAACTCCAATTACAATGAATTTATTAACAAATTTAAAAATAAAATTAAACAGCTTCATAATAGTACAGAAATAAATGTGCCAGTATACCAACTAGTTGATAAAACACTTGAAGCATTAAACATTGGAAAAAATAGTGATCATGCTTTTGCAGGCAGTCAAATGGCAATGTATAGAGATTATAAAAGTTTTGATGGTAGTTGGGTACTCAATCAAACACCTACATTCAACTTGCCTGAAGAAGTAAACACCTATGATGATACCTTCAATCATGTGCAAGTATGGATACAGATTCCAGATAGCAATGGTGAACATACTTGGAGAGGACTGATTAAAGATGTAGATTACACCATGGATGATTACAGTGTGACAGTTACACTAAGTGGTATAACCTTTCCAGGCAGTGGTAAAAACAATATACATATTAGATGGTACAAAAGAGGAAGTGTAAGTTTTGTACCTTACAGTGCAGTCAAACTAGGAATGATTAAACCTTTTGTTCCTGAATTAAGAAGTGACTACAGCAAAGATAGTACTGGTACAGCAACAGACAATGTTATTATTGGACACGATGGTAATGTACATGTACGCAACGGGACAGAATTATACGCTAGAACAGTAGTAGGATTTGATCCTATAGATGCAGGGTTGTGGGATCTAGAATTGAGAATATACAACAACCTCAATAGAAATCTTGACAATGTTGTAAATCAAAGCACTTACTCACCCAATGCACACAGACCAGCAGTGTACACATGGAATGAAGTAAACAACACAATTAGAAGTGAATTTAACAAGTACAAGTCTGCTAACAATATTGTGGCGCTCAATAGTACAACATACTTTGATGGTGCTGATAAATTTACTTGGAACTATAGCAGTGTGTCGCCTAACATTGGTGGTTGGAGAGGTATATATCATTACTTCTTTAGAACAGACAGACCACATACTCATCCTTGGGAAATGCTAGGATTCAACAAAAAACCTACTTGGTGGGACGCAAACTACAGTTGGACAGATGCTGTTAAACGTGCGTCATTGTTACTAGCACTTGAATTTGGAAAAACAAGTGATCCAAGCGGTAGTGATACATTTGATGTTGACTACAGTTATAAAAATTATGATTGGCAAAACAACACATTGGTTACGCTGTTGGGAGCATTAAATGATCCAGTTGCCGCAGGTGTATGTTCTACACCAACATTGGAAGATAGACAAAAAGACTTTGTGTTTGGAGACTGGGGACCTGTTGAAGCAGAATGGCGTAGAACAAGTCAAGGAAAGATTGCAAACATAATTTCATTTATGAGAACAAGACCACTTATTGCACTTAACAACTACTTTAGAACACAAAGAAGAATAGTTAAAAATCTTGCAGGTTATGATATACCTTACATAATGGATATTGCTTACAAAGGATTAAACAGTTGGAGCACCACAGCGTTGACAGGATCAAGCAATATAGGAAAAATTATTGAAAGTGTCAATATTATCAATCCAGGTAGTGGATACACTAGTACACCTAATGTTACTGTTACAGATAATTTTGGTAGTGGCGGGTCAGTCACAGTCAAGGTAGAAAATGGAGCTATTGTGGGAGCTAAAGTAAACTTTCAAGGTGTACAATATTACAATAGACCAACGCTAGATTTAAGTACAGGTAATGCAGTATTAGATCCTATACTAGCTGATGATACTAAAACATATTTTGATGGACTAGCAAATGCAATTATTGAATTTGGTAACACATACGGAACAGATGCTGATGCTTTAGCAAAAAGATTTAACAATATAAGTTTTAGACCTATAATTAAAGCAGGAGGCTTTGTAAACAAAAATCAACAATTTATTTTGGAGAGCAGTCAAGATAAAGGTAGAGTGTTTGTACCAGAAGAGAATGTTGATACAATTTTATACACTAGTAAACCTTCACAAGAATATTTCTTTGGCGGTATCAAAGTCAACAAGACTGCAAATGGTTACACAATAAATGGCTATGACAATAGCCAAGCATTTTTCAATTACTACAAGCCAAAAACAAACACGCCTGGCATTACTGTAAGTTTTGAAGGAGTAATAACTGTACAGGTTTTGAGATACAAAGAATATGATACGAACTTATCACAAATGGATTACAACACTGAAGTAAGATCAATTCAAGAAGTATACGACTTTATCAATGGATATGGTTATTACTTGAATACACTAGGATTTAACCAACAATGGAGATCATCTGCTAGTAACTTTGTAACTTGGGCAGTAGGTTCAAGCACCACAGAATTACCATTGATTCCAGACGCATCTAGAGTTACAGTGAATGATGGACAAGATGGTTACTTTGATAATATTGATAAAAAATATGACGGAGTCTACAATATAATAGACGCCAACGGAAATCAAATTAGAGCAACTGATATTATTATTGATAGAAAAAGTATGGAGCCTGACAGTGAAACACTATTTCAAGTTAAAAATGAAGAAACACAAATTTATGGAATAAGACTTTACAAAGTGCAACTTGAACACATATTCATTTTTGATAATGTTACAAATTTTGATGATGCTATACATGATCCAACTATTTTCCTTGCACACAAAAGAATAATTTGGAGAGGAAGTAGAACAAAAAATTGGAATGGTAAATTATATTCACCGGGCTATATTGTTGATGGTGATAAAATACTTCCAAACTTTGATACTACAGCTAGAGAAGTAGACTTGTATTATGGAAAAACTAAAACTCTAGGCAACAAACAGATTAGTGATATAGCAAGATTCAATGCAGGATACAATAGACCAGAATGGAGTCATAAACTTGACTTAGATGATGATGCAGTATATGAATTTGTAAAAGGAAGTTACAAATACAGAGGTACAGATCATGCTCTAAATGCATTTATGAGAAACAGTAGTTTGTTTGATGGAAATGCTACAGCAGAACTATTAGAAAACTGGGCAATAAGAACAGCTGACTTTGGTGATACAAGAAAAAGAGAAACACTAGAATTTCAAATTACACCTGACTTGCTAACAACAAGTCCTCAGCCTATTAGATTTACAGATGAATTAAAATATGATGTGCTAAGTGACATTGTAATTGACATAGACAGTATAAGTCCATTAAAAGTATACGATAGTGGTACAACTTTTAACACAAGACCAGTTAACAATTACAAAGCTACTAGTGATGAATTATTTGATAGTGATCTCAACAAAGCAGGATTACCATTATTGTCAGAAAGTGACTACAGAGTAATAAACAAAGAAGACTTTACTCAGTTTCCAACTGAAGTCAAATCTGCATATGACCACAGCGGTGATTGGCAAGATATTGGACAGTGGGACAGTACTATTAGCTACAAATTTAATGAGAAGGTACTTTACAATGGTAGAAGTTGGGCAATGCTTGACGAAGATGGAAGCAGTGGATTCAGTACAGCAAACAATCCAATTGATGTCTTAGGATCAAATCAACTTCCAGTAATACCTAGCACTGGACAAACTTTGATACTTGATGGTAACACTATTACTTTATCAAAAACAGCAACAAGTCAAACTAGAAATACAATTACTGTGATAGGCAGTCAAAACATAGCCAGTGCAAATGTTGTAACACATGGTTCTACAGTAATACTAGGCGAAAGTACAACAAGCAATACAACAATTACTTTTAGCAATAGTGTAGTTACTACAACCTTTAATGATATAACAAAGACAGGAACAACTATTAATCCAACTATACAAGGTAGTGCAACTGCAACATTGATTTTTGATGGTAACACAGTCAGCTTTAATGATCCGCAAAATATAACAACAAACATTACAGCCCAGCAAGCATACGAAAACGCTTTTAACACAAGTTGGATACAAAATCAATCCAATATATCAAGTACAGCTACAACTAGAATTAGTAGAATTGAAGGTTTGAGAGCGGCATATGTTGCGGCTAATAGTGCGTCAGCGTGGACAACTTGGATAACAACTTACTACACAAATGACGCAGGTCTTAACATAGATCATTTGCGTACTCTTATACTTGCAGGAGGCAGTACACAACAACCTGCAGAATTCTTGTTAGATCAAGACTTGATTATTATTAATAATATAAAAGGTACAAGCTATACAGGCACACAAGTTATATCCGGAGCACAAACTGTTGGAGCCAGTGATATCACTGATTCTCAAGGCGCAATGAATAATGGTACACATACAGGTGATATTGCAACATATCTTAAAGATAGTGCAAATGCATCAACTACATTCGCAACAGGAACAATAGTAGCAACTACAACTACACCTGGATTTAAATTGTATTCACTTGCTGATATAGTGCAAGAAATAAATGATGCAGGCATAAGCAATATTACAGCAAGTGCAGATCCAAGTAGTAGACTAAGCATTACTAAAACTACAAATGATAACACAACATCTTTTAGTTTAAGTATTAGTGTAGGCACAGAAAATGCTCAAGTTGGATTTAACACTGCTACTGAAACAATTAATAGTCAAGGTTCTAATACACAAACTACACCAGAACTTTCAATACAGCAGGTCATTGATCAAATCAATAACGCAGGAGTTAGCGGAGTAAGTGCCCAAAGAGCAACGTCAAACAATGCATTGTTACAGATTAATTCAACAAATGATAATTTGTTTGTTGGTGCTGGTACAGCTAACAGTGTAATTGGATTGCCTACTGGACTTATTCCAGCTACAGTCACAACTGCAACTGCTCCTGTAGGGTTAAGCATTACTGATATTGTTGAAAAAATTAATAATGCAGGCATTACTGGAGTTACAGCGACTAACCAATCCAATAAAGTAAAACTGACAAGCACTAATAGCACACTTGTAATTGGTGCTGGAACAGCCAATGCTACAATAGGATTTGTTGCTACGACTTTGAGTGCAACGCAATCACAAGTAAGTTCAGTGTTCAATGCATTGGTTGATGCAAATGGAAATCCAGTTTTCAAAGAACAAAGCAACGATCCAAATATTTTCAACATATGGGTAGCAGATGACAGTGAATTTGGAAACTATAATCTAGGATATCAAGTTTATCAAACCATGGACTTTGGTATGTACACTTATGATATTTGTGCAGGCACAGTAAGTGCTGATGAAGCACAGATAAAAGTAAAAAGACAAACTGGTGATAAACAATCACATAACCTGTCAGTAGGAGACTACATACTGGTTAGAGGCAGTGATAGCGTACCTAGTATTGATGGCATACACAGAGTAACAAGAGTAGATAATGATACATCAATATTCTACATAGATGAGTTTATCGAAACAAACGGACATGTAGGCAACATTTATCCTTTGAGAAAAGTTAGATTTGGTAGCTACGCTGAACTAGAAGCAAACAGACAAGACAAAGTAAATGATATTTTCAAATACAACTTTGCAGATATAAGACAAAACAACACAAGCAATCCAATTTATGCTTTTGTAGATGATGATGGTACAGGTTCAAGTGCAGTGTACAGTTGGAAAGGTACTTGGAGTGAAAACAATGGTCATGTAGGCGAATGGTTGCTTGTTAGAAAAGGTATTAAGCAAGCAAGAAATGATCTCATTGAGAATGTAAAACTTTACAATGCAGATACACAAACTACTATTACAAACCTTGAGATATTTGATCCAGCAAAAGGCATACTGTTTGGGTTTATTGAAAATGAAATAGATTACAAAATTACAAATGATATTGCAAACTATAATTTCAATAACATAGATGGACAAGTTGAAAACGTAGAAGCCTGGGGAAGAGAATATATAGGAAGACGTTGGTGGAACACAAGCACCGCAGTCTATTTGGATTATGAGCAAGGTTCAATTGATTATCAACAAAATAATTGGGGTAGACTAGCAGATGGTGCAAGTATTGACATTTATGAGTGGACAGCAAGTCCTGTGCTTCCGGAACAATGGGCAGACTTGGTAGCTTCAAAAGCACAAATAGATGGCAATGAAGCTAGTGGAGAAGCCTATAGTAATATAATCAATGGACAGACTGTTTACAATTGGACAGAAGAAAACTATTACAATGATAAGCGTAAACAAACTGAAACAACTTATTACTATTGGGTAAAAAATAAAACTTCTAGTATAAGGAAAAGTAATTACAACATACTTCAAGTATCTCAGATAATTAACAATCCTACTAACTTCAATCTTGCTTGGGCGGCTCAAACAGGCAGTGATACAATACTACTAGCAAACATACGTCCGTTTATATCACCAAGCACAGTAGCACAAGTAAATCTAAAAGTCACAAGCAATGCTAGTCCAATGCAGGAATGGTTGATGTTAGCAGAAGGTGATCCAAATGTTACAGTACCAGAATATCTGCATATTAAAATGCGTGACAGTTTAGCTGGCTTCAACAGATTTAGTATTGACAAACCATTTACAACTTGGTCAGCAACAACAGTATACAACAAAGACGAAGTAGTAAAATATGACGACAAATATTACATTAGTTTGATTGCAAATAATCTAAATGATCAACCTGATTTAGACACAAACCAAGAAGAGTGGAGCAGAATATATGATTTCAATTTAATTGAAAGCACACAAAGTGATGACATTAGTATATGGAGAGGACAGCCTGTACCAGATTTAAAACTGCACAAATACAACAGATATGGTCATCAGATCAGACCTAGACAAAGTTTGTTCAGAGATTTAAAAGAAGCTAGACAAAACTTTGTTCATAGTGTAAACTCATTGTTAAGTGAAGTAAATGTCATTGATGAAATCAATAATTGGGAAAATGCATTCAGCACAACCTTTGTAGAAGGAACAGTAACATACAGAGTAAAAGACTATGTCAATCTCATTGACTGGCATCTAGCTGGATTCAATCCTAACACAGTTGCTGATTTGGTATACAACACCAAACAAGACTATATTGATGCAGGTGAACCAACTGATGATGGTACATATGTGTTGATTAAGAGTACAAGCCCAGGAGCAGATATTGATAGAAGTGAAATGTATCACTTTACAGGAGGCACAGACGTACTAGTTTTCAAAGAAAAAGCTACAGTACAAGTTAGTGAGGAAATGTGGAATCAAGCAAAGTTTGGACATGGATATGATACAATTGGCTTTGATGTTACTCCTTTTGATAGTTGTAGCGACAACGTTATTGGTAAACTTATGGATCTGCTTAGAACAGAAATATTCATAGGCAGACATCATGTTATGTATAATAAAATGTGGTTTAAACTGTTGTACAGTGCAATATTACAAAACACAGCAAGTGATTTTGCATTCAAAACAACTTACACACATCTAGGAGTTAAGAGACCATTGCTTACTGCAAAACAAAATTATCAAGAATACAATATACAAACTGTTGAAGATTTTGTAAAAGATATTAAACCATTCCATACAAAACTACTAAGCAGTATGGAAAGCAATACTTTTGGTGAAGCAACTAACATAGAGATAGACGAAGAACCTAGGACTGGTGTTATTACTCTCAAGTATGCAGATCACAGCGTAAGAGAATGGGAAGGCGATACTGAATTACTTGGAGGTCAATTTGGTGTACCGCACAATACAAATTTAGATGAATCTCAATTCACAACTGCACAAGCTAGTTTTACTGATATCTACGATGGCAATGTGTTTATACAACCAGTGCAAGAAGGTTGGGGCGAAGAACTTGTTCCTACAGACTTTACAGAGAATATCAACATGCTAGTACAAACAAACGAAAGCGGTGCTATTACAGTTACAGCAGGTCCAACTTACAGTGTGAATGCACAAGAAACTGGGCCTAGAGGAATTACATTTAACAACGATGGAACAAAAATGTTTATCACTGGTACAACTGGTGATGATGTAAATGAATATACTCTTTCAAATGGATTTGATTTATCATCAACTGTTACTTTTGTAGACAGTTATGCAGTTACAGAATGTCCAAATCCAACCGCAGTAAAATTTAACGCTAACGGAACACAAATGTTTGTTACTGGCGTAGGCAATAGTAATGTACATGAATATGCATTGACAACTGGCTTTGATGTTTCAACTGCTGGCTTTACCCAAACACTAGTAACTACAGTTGACAGTGATAACTTTGGACTTGATTTTAAACCTGATGGCACTAAAATGTGGATTACAGGTGATCAAAATAACAAAATATATGAATTCAATTTAAGCAGTGCATTTGATATTTCAACTGCAACATTCAATCAAGATTTGACTATGACTGCTATAGACGTAGAACCATTTGGTATAGAGTGGAGCCCCAATGGTAAAAGATTGTTTGTAGTAGGAACACGTGGTAATGGTGTAGATGAATGGAGAGCAAGCACAGCCTTTGATATTTCAACGCTAACACATGTAGGATTTTATAGTATTGGTGGTAATCCTTCCGGTATACATTTTAGTCCAGACGGATTAAACATGTTCATAACTGGTAATGTAAGTGATTTAGTTAAATCCTATACACTGTCAGATCCTTATAGATTGATAGTAAACGATGGTATTACTGCTGGACCAGATACTAGAACATTTAGAATGATGCAATATCAACCAATGAATATTCAAATTAGTAATGCTATTGTAGATGCACAAAAAACAACATTGACTGCGAATATAACTGAGTTTGATACAACAATACCAGTTACAGACGCTAGTATATTAGATGATCCTAATACAATTTCAGCAGTGCCTGGAGTAATTTATATTGGATCAGAAAGAATAGAATACCAAGCTATAGAGCAAAATAACTTGTTGTTCTGTACAAGAGGTACATTAGGTACAAGTATCAAAGCACACACAAGTGGTGATACAGTGGTTAACAGTGGCCCAACAACAGAAATTCCAATAGTAGATGAGTTCTCACATTATGGTGATGGACTACGCCTTGCATACAATGATAGTGGCATAAGCCTATCAGCACCAGGAACTACGCCCGAACATGCTTTCATTAGAAATGCAGGCAAAGGAACGATATAAATACATTAAATGGAAAGAGCTATGAGTTTAGACAAGATTAACGATACATCACTAATAGGCATTGAGGGACACATTAAGATATGGGATCCACAGTCTGGTGAAATTCTAGTCAAAAGAAGAAATGCTATTAATTATGAAAACATGAGTATTGCTCTTGCAAGTTTACTTGCAAACGAAGCTGGTAACACGGGTTCACATCAAATAGCTACAATGAGATTTGGAAACGGTGGTACAACTATAGACGGACTAGGAAATGTTACATATAAAGCAACCAATACCAACAGTGCAAGTGGTGCATTATATAACCAAACATTTAGCCAAGCAGTAGATGAAGCTGTAAGTGGAAGTGCATTAAACGGCACAGAAATCAGTCATACTGCACCAAATACATTTACAGATGTTATTACAACATGCACATTAGATTATGGAAGTGTTAGTGGACAAGATAGCACAGATACAGCTACTAGCATGGATGGAACATATGTATTTGACGAGCTGGCAATATACAGTGGCAACAACGATTTGTTGACACATGTAGTCTTTCACCCAGTGCAAAAAAGTGAAAACAGAAAAATACAAGTAATTTATACATTAAGAATTAGGTCAAGTTTCGCAGACTTGTAAGGAATAAGATATGCCATATACAATAGATTATAGTCAAAGTAGTAAAACAGCAATAGTTGTGAATGACGGTACAATAGATACTAGTACGAGTATTGGACTTATAGGTAAAAACTATACTCGTTTTGGTGAAATACTAAATGAAAACATGTTGCACATGTTGGAAAATTTTGCTAATACTAATGCTCCAAGCAATCCAAGTGAAGGGCAACTTTGGTATGATACAGCAAATAGTCAACTTAAAATATACGACAACGGTATTTGGAGTACAATTTTAAGTGGCGCTGGTACAACTAAAATTGAATTTAGAAACAGAAAAGACACAGGCGGTAATTACCACAAAACAATAGAATTAATAGTTGATTCAAATATTGTCCATATCACTACAGATGATACCACAGCTTGGACACCTCACAATGATGAAAAA